GTCTTGGGGGTGACTTCCCCCACCCTTACGAAGTTTAAGCACGACCCGACCTTTCCCGAGTTTGATGCAGACAACAACATCGAGATTTACGCCGGATGCGTCTGGTGGTACCTGCGGAAAGAGGCGCAGCCGGTGCCGTCTGATCCTGACATGCTGGCCGGCACTGAGTCCGATGGGCTGGAGAGGTACAGGCTGGCACGAGCACAGCAGGAAGAAATTAAGCTGGCGGAGCAGCGGGGGCAGATCGTCAAGTTGACGGAATTTGAGGAGACTGTGCAGGCCATTCTGGGGCCGTATCGACGATTCGCCGAACACCTGAAGCGGGTGGCTGGGAACGATCTGTGGTCGATGCTGCAGGAGGCGAATGAGGAGGTTTTGCAGGGATTGGAGCGGCTGACAAATGCACATGGCGACACCACAACATCAGATCCCGTGGGATCTGTACGCGAAGCCGTCAGCAGCGGCACTGCGTGACGTGTTCGCCAGACACGTCATCCTGCGACCCTATCGGGGGATGCGGCAGTTTGCCGAGGATGAAATCATTCTGCCTGATGGACCGTACCAGGGGCAGCGGTTCAGGGTTTCGCGCCAGCCGGCACACGGGCTGTTTTTTGATGCAGTCGATCAGGGCCAATTTTTCAGGTACGCCTGCACAGGTCCGCAGCAGTCCGGCAAGACCTTGGCATTCGTGGTCATCCCGATTCTGTATCACCTGTTTGAGCGCGTGCAAACGGTGCTGTTTGGCTTGCCCACAATGGACATGGCTGCCGACAAATGGAAAATGGACATCCGCCCCGCAATCGAGGCCAGCCGGTACGCACAATACCTGCCACGCAAGGGCAGCGGATCTGGCGGTGGAACGCCGAGCCTGATTCAGTTCAACAATGGGGCAGCACTGAAGTTCATCAGCGCGGGCGGAGACGACAGCAAGCGGGCCGGATTCACAGGGCCGGTGCTGGTGGTGACTGAGGTTTCCCACCTGGACGAAGTTGGGGGCAAGAGCGACGAAGCCACGAAGCTGAAGCAGATGGAAGGCCGAGTGCGTGCGTATCGTGCGAGCGGTCAGGCCAGAATCTATCTGGAATCCACGGTCACGGTTGAGACTGGGCGGATCTGGCAGGAGTGGAGCCAGGGCACCGCCGGCGAGGTGGTTTTCCCATGCCATTCCTGCCGTGAGTTCATCGCGCCAAGCCGTGACAATCTCATCGGGTACCATGAGGCCATGACTGAGGCCGAAGCGGAGATTGCCAGCCGGTGGGCCTGCCCTGCGTGCGGAATCCTGTTTGACGACGGGCAGCGAATTCAGCAACTGACACAGGCACGGTTGCGGCACCGTGGGCAAATCATCCTGCCTGATGGATCTGTGCACGGCGAGATTCCAGCCACGAAGACGATGGGATTCCGCTACAGTGCAGCCACGAACACATTCGTAACGGCGGGCATTGTCGGGGCGGATGAATGGCGAGGAATGCGGGAGGTCGATCGGGACAACAGCGAACGCGAAATCCTGCAGTGGACATGGGCACTACCCGCCAAAGAGAAAGAGACGGCGGTTGAACCGTTGGACTGGAAGACGGTCATGCACCGCCAGAGCCAGTATCGGCGGGGACTGATCCCGGCAGACTGCAGCCGCATTGCAGCGGGCGTGGACGTGAGAGCGGCGCAGCTGGACTGGTTTGTTATTGCGAAGCACGACAGCAGCGGGCAGCCGTTTTGTGTCGATTACGGCTACGAACCGATACAGCGAGAACTCACGGATCTGCCGACGGCCATTCGTCAAGCCGTGCGGCTGCTGATGGAGAAGTTCGAGGCGGGCTGGGAGATGGAGAACGGCGGGCACAAGCCGGCGGAAATCGTGATGATTGATGCAGGGTGGGAAACCGATCTGATTCGGAATATTGTGGCCACGAACAGCACATGGAACACATGCAAGGGGTTCGGATTTAAGCAGCACAGCGGCACCACGTATCATGCACCGAAAGACCGGAGCAAGGTCACACTCAGGATTGGCGAGGGCTGGCATGATGTCGCATTTTTGGACGGTTCCAAGCGGCTGAGAGAGTACCAGAACAATGCGGACCACTGGAAGCGGCGAGTGCACCAGGCACTGAGTGTTGACGCCACCAGCGCAGCGGCATTGTTGCTGCCACGGACGGACAAACCAGAAGGCCGGATGGAAGTTGCCAAACAACTGACAGCCGAGCGCGAGGTGCAGGAATTTCAGGTGGGCAAGGGGACGATCACAAAATGGGTGCAGACATTCACCCGGAACCACCTGCTTGACGCCTGCTATCTGGCGTTTGTTGGCCATTCTGTGTTAGAATTCGACAGAAAACGAGCTGAGAAAATTGCGGAAAATAGACCGCAAAACGGCGTTATTTCCGGCAAAAAGGCCGAAAAATTCGTGAAAGGTTGGAAATGAAGCCTCTGAAACCGCCGGGATACGTCAAACGCCATTACACGGCACCGCATCGGGTTCCGGGGTGCGGATCTTGTCCGCAGTGCGGTCAGTTTTCGCCCGTCCAGCACACTGCGACCACTGGCGAGTTTTCGACGCAGTACAGGGCCTGCGGTTGTGGCAATCGTTTTCAGACCGTCATCCGGAGGGGCTGACATGCCGATGAAAAAAGGCTACGGCAAACAGGCTATTGCGGAGAATATCCGGTTGCTGATCCGTGAGGGCAGGCCACCGAAGCAAGCGGCTGCCATCGCCTACGAAAAGGCACGCGAAGAACGACGGAAAGCCCGCTGACTTCCAGACGACTGGAAAGCGGGGCTGGAAGTCCGGCAAGCCTGCTGCGACAGTGGCAGCATGGCACGATCAGCAGCAGAACGTCTGGCACTGTTCGAGAGCATCCGCGACAAGGTCGAGGGGGCATTGGCGAGTGGTGCGCCCGTTGTCAGCTATACCGTTGACGGGCAGATGGTCCAGAAAGAGGCCACCAGCACCTGGCTGGCTGAGCTGGACGCCAGAATTGCGGACCTGAGACGGCAGGCATCCGGCGGAATGAGTCGGTCCCGGAATCTCGTGAGGTTCCGAAATGTCTGACCTTCAACAGCGAGTGCACAGCGCAGCACAGCCCACGCGACTGGACCGCATTATCGGGGCCGTGAGTCCCGTGTTGGCAGCGAGGCGAGTCAAAGCCCGTGTTGACCATGAGTTGCGTCTGGCAATCAGCCAGAGGGCCGCAGAGCGGTTCACGGCATGGGAGGCATCAGACCACGACCGCCTGCGCGGCGAAAAGTGGCTGGCCAGCAAGCTGACGACAAACGATGCACTTCAGTCTGAGCTTGAGACGCTGATTGACCGGGCGGTGGATCTGTACCGGACCGACGTTTTCGCGGCGTCTGCAATCAACGGGCGAGTGGACAACGTCATTGGCGTGGGCATTCGTCCGCAGTGCCGAGTGCAGCCCGAACGCGGCATCCTGACACCACGACAGGCCGAAGACTTCCGCGTTATGTCTGAGTGGTTGTTCCAAAAATGGGCGGAAGCGGAAGGCTGGCACACGAAGCAGCGGATGCTGGAACGCTGCAACGCCATTTTTGGCGAATCGTGGCTGCACATGGCGGACGATGACGACCCAGCAAAGCCCGTCACGTTGACAGTGCAGGTGATTCACCCGCAGCGGATTCCGCTGTTTGGTTATGGACCACTGGCACCGACTGCAATTCGGCGTTTGGGGCTACGGCTGGACGCAAAAGGCAAACCGATTGCGGCGTATGTCACGAAGACGCTGCCGAATGATTCCTACGGTTACGACCTGCGGGAAAACGAGGTCAGTCTTGACGACCTGCTGCACTGCTATGAAGAGCAGACACCGGGGCAGTTGCGCGGCGTTCCGTGGTTGGCACCAGCCATGCCGAAGCTGAAAGACCTGAAGGATTTTGTATATGCGAACCTGATTGCCGAACAGGTGGCAGCCTGTCACGGGGCATTCGTGACGGGTGTGACTGACCCGGCGACACTGGCCGACGCTGGCCGCAGCCGCAGCAATCTTGAAGACCTGGCACCCGGCACGATTCAATATCTTGCCGAGGGCGAGGGGATCACGTTCAGCGACCCGGCGCGACCAGGTACGACACTGGCACCGTATGTTGAGTGGTCATTGCATGGGGTTGCGGCTGCCCTGCGGTATCCTTACGAGTTGTTGGCGAAGCAGTTCACGAACAACTTCAGCGGTGGGCGGTTGGCGTTAATTGATGGCCGGATTACGTTCAAGGTATGGCAGTCCTGCCTGATTGAGCAAGTCTTCCG